TAATTTAATAGTTTTGCTTGAGAAACAACAGAATTTCTTTGTAATGCAGTATCCAAGAACATTTCATTGGCTACCATATTCAAGTAATATGCATTATATTGTGTGTTATATGCCAATAAATCCATCAATGTAGATAAAGCGGAACCTTCATAGTTATAATCTTGAAGTATGCCTTGGTCTTTTAAATAGTTTTTGAAACTATCCTTGATACTGTTGAAATCTAGTTCGGTTATATTTAAATTTGTGTTAGCGCCTGCCATTTTATCTGTTTCTCTCTAAAAAGACTGTTACAGTAGTTGGTTGTGTTGCATTTTCTAGATAAAAAGTTAATGTTACAGTATATAAATTTTTATCTGCGTCTGGAGAAACAACGACATTTTGCAATGTGACTCTAGGCTCATAATTTTTTATCGCATTTGTTATTTCTTGTTGCAATGTATTTGTTGTTATGACTGATATAGGTTCAAACAATACGGCATCCAGACTGGTGCCAAAAGAAGGATTGAACAACTTTTCGTATTTTTTTGTCAATAATATGTTTCTTATTGAACGGATAACTGCTTGCGTATCATAACTTAGGGCAACATCATTCACCACAGGTCGCCTTGCGAATGTGAAATCTATGTCGGAGTATAATTTGGTGAGTGCTATTGCCATCTTTTATTTATGTCTAGTAGTAAAACGCTTTTTTGAAATCTTGAAACTGTTGGAGAAAATTCTTGGGCCGGAACGCAAAAATTCGAAATGTGGCAATTATGAAATTCTGGACTTCAATTTATCTGAGGCAACAAAGTTCATGTATAAGTATTCTTCAGTTTCACCTAATTTGGTGAATTTTTTGGTTTGATTGTACTTATCAATAAAATTCTTTAAATTTCCATAATAATTTATATCGGAATTCATTCTGGTATTCAAAAACGTATTTGCTGCTCGCATATACAAGTTCATAGTTTGTACACGCTCGCTCGATAAAGTTGAAGCTATTGTGTTTGCATCAAATCTATTGATAATACTGTCATCAATTTCTTCAGCGAAAGCTATAATAGTGTTTAAATTGGCTGTTATTTGTTCACCAATCAATAAACTAGTGAAACTTCCCATTATTGGAGATGTGTTTTTTATAGAATCTGTTTGATTTGTGATGTAAAGAGCTGTTTTACCATAACTTATTGCTTGGTCTAAATACGGATTCACTTGATCTGAACCAACAAATGGTGTTATACCCGTCAATCTATTAGTATGTTCTATGAATACATTTGCAGTATCTGCTAAATTAACTGATATTGATCTTAAATTTGACAGACCATTAGCGTCAGAAAGGTCTGATATAGTTAATGAAGTGTTTGCGAGATTTATTAAATCTGTTGCCAATGGATTTTGATAATATCCACCAACATTATTATTTCTAATATCTTCAGCTTGCCAAGTTGTAATAAACACCGGCATAGTGTTCAAATGTTCCAAAGCACTAGTAGAAAGTGCGGGTACATTACCGTTTGGATCGTCAAAGTTATAACCTAATGTAGCATAAACACCGGTTGCATTATTTACTGTTGCCATATCAAACTCCTACAAAATTAGACAAAGGTGAACTGGTATAACCTTCTGGAGCAATATGTATATGATAATTAAAAATAGCTGAATTTATAATATCAGACATTAGTACTGCATCCATGATACCAATACTTGCATAACCAAAATTGGCTAAAGGTGCATTAACTGAGGTCATGGACGTAATTGAACCAATAGTATTGATGCAACCAGGAACTGCAACGGGACTCAATGGTGACGGAATACCCAAAGATAGACCACCAAAACCAGACACAAAACCAAGAGGTCCTGCAAACACACCCGTTCCTGCATTTACCCTAGTTTCAGCATTAATTATGTCAGCGGAAATTGAACCACCAACAACTAAATCGGAAGCCAAATATAAATTGTCTGAGGCGGCCAGCCTTAAAGAACCACCAAAATTTTCATTTGCAGCTATTGAAATATCATCATCACCAGAAATTGAAATGTCTCCGTGTGACCTTATATTTGTTTTGCCTTGCACTAATAAATTATAATCACCAGCAATTTGAACATTCATATCTTTTAAAACATTCATATTGCAGTTACCATCAACCTGAATGTTACAACTGCCTTTAATTAAAACGTTCTTATTTTTGATTGTGATTTCATATCCATCACCAAAAACCTTATGTACCTCATCACCATTTGGATGCATTTCAATAAATGTTCCTGTTCTATGTGATAAACGAACACGTTCACGACTTGGTGTGTCATCCATTTCAAATTTGTGGCCAGATTCTGAAACTTTAACATTATTATATGGATAAACCGGTTGATTGTCCTGATTGGCAGCAGATTCGGGTTCTGTCCACAAATTATCCGTTGGTGGTGTATTGATTGTACTCATAATTAAATTGGTTTTCCTGTTTTTGATTCAACTTTTGTACCATCAGCAACTGTGTTTGCTGAAGCAAATGAACTCGTATAAGTTGCAATTGTGTTATTTGCAGCAGTTAATTCAGCTTGGCTGACTGGTATTAATAATCCCGCTGTTGCTGCAACAGGTATTGCAACCGCACCAGCTACCGCTTGAGAAGTTAAATTTACAGTATTGTAAGCTTCGGTTGCCACTTCTTTTGCGGCCGAGACCAATTCTGTTAATTCGGAACTTCCTCCACTACCAGACAATTCCGCAAAAAAATCACTAAAAACATTAGCAATTAATTTTAATAGTCTAGTTAAACAATCTCTCAATAGAGCCAAAAATCTTGCAGGCAGACTTAAAATCCATTGTATGATTGCTCTCAACTTTGTGATGTAAGCCAAAACATATTTTTCAAAATCTATGATTGGTTGAATAATTTCTTTTTGAATTCTTTTTAATTCTCTTGCAATGGATTTTAATTTATCTATCAACCATGAATATTGTCCAGTAGCATCAGATATACCGAGAAATCTCATTATCGCACGTATACCTTCACGAATTTGGTTTGCTACAGCCTTTAAGAATTTCTTTAGTGCTATGTTTTTTTGTAATTCTGAAACGAAATCACAAACGTGTGCCAATTGTTTATTCGTATTATCGATTGATGTTCCATTAACTAGTGTGCCAGTGAATGTTGACGGGGCGCCAGGTTTCCACCCATCATTAAATGCAAATACTGGTGGTTTTATGTTTACGTCTGCTACTTGTGGTAAAGGGTTTAATGAATATGCCATGATTTTATGCCTTATTATCTGGTACGATTCCTGGTAAAACACCCATCATTACTGGTGCTTGTGCAGATTCTCCGTCCATGAAAAAACCTACAATCCAGTCACCCACTCTTGGTGCCTCAAATGTTTTTGAATTGTTTATTGGATACATTGGTAGAGCCCATGGTAAATTATCTGTTGGTAACTCCAATTTATTGTCTGTATGCCAACCAAAAATTCTCACCTTACATCTACCCATAGCTAATGGGTCGGCTCTATATTCAATAACACCGACCCACCAAACAAAACTATCTTTTCCAATAAAATTATTCATTTAAGCCAAGCCCACATCATCATTTACTAAACTTCTATATCCTGAATCACTATAACTTGGTGAAGGATAACTAGCTTTTAAACTTTCTTTAGCTAATTCCAAAACTGTTTGAAATACACCTTGTGTTTGTATTATATGTCTAACTGCTGTCACAAGATATTTTCCTGAGAAGAATTCATCAAGTTTTCTAGTTTTTGATTCTGAATCATAATTATTACTATACAACTGAAACATAATTGTTTTGCCTGCTGTTATTGCAGTATCACCTGGTATAATCGCTTTTATTACTGTGTAATTTGCCAAAGCAATCTGTGCGCTTCTATTTGGTACAGACGTTTCAATGAAGATATCTTTTGCAACACTAGATTCGTTCTGCTTTATATATGGCTTATCGATTTCATTTGCATTACTAAAAACCAATTTTAGTGATGATTCATACATTTCAGTTTGTTTTTTACCTAATCTATTTGTACCTTCACCAGAATTACCATAACCATTTAGTTTATTTTTATTGAAAGTGGTTACTCTTTGTGTTCTAGTTAACGGATCAATAGATATGAGTTTACTTGAATATATACCAGACTCTGTTGCATCTAATGAATCGAATGTTTTTACGAATTCATAGTCTAATACTGTATTTAACCTAGAAGCCATGTTTTCATTATCAATATTTGCTGGTTTATATGTATATGTGCCGTATGGACTATCAGCAAACATAGACTGTAATGACCTAAAATAATAACCATCATTTGTTTCAAAAAACAACATATCCGCACCATCTTTACCTAAAGGCCTTGCATATGTGCATAACCAACTAATTGCTTCAAAGGGTTTCATTCTAGGTATAACAAAATCATATGTACCATATGTTCCTTCTATAAACTGAAGTTTTTTGATGTTTACTTTCAAAGAGTTTTCATCAATTAAAATGTTAGTTATTATGTCTGCTATTTGTTGACCTTTAAAACCTTTTGAAAGTTTTAATTGTTCCGACAATAACATTTCTTCTGAACAAAAATAAACCGTAAAAAATTCTGAACTTATACTGGCAGAAGGCTTTCTATTACCTATTTTATATAATCTAAAGGTTCTTATTATTTTACCAGAATCATTTTGTTTTTTTGTTTTACCATAAACAATTTTAATAAACTCTGAGCCATCTAACTTTAATTTCTCAATCAATCCTACAGCATCACGTAATATTACATAACCAGAACAAGAAAATGAATAGATGTCCTCAAAAAAAGAAACTTCAACAACCAGATGTTTTAGTTTATAAACTTGCGAAGAATCTGTTGCGATATCGACAGATTCTAAACTAAAATCTTGTGGATAGTATAAACCACTCGACTCAACAGTTGCAGAATTAATATTTTCCATTTTTTTATTTCATCAAGTTAACAAATTCAGATTCAAGTTGATCGGCATATATTTTGTTTAATAGTTTAATTTTTCTTTTAGATTCATTTAAATCATACTCATATTCATAATATGTAACTGCTTTTGGTTGTATAGTAACATCAACCACTCCAGTATTAAAAGTGTATGATGTTGATGATGCTATTCCATTAACCGAACTATACAACAATGATAGAAATTCTTCACCAGATATTTCATATTTTTCCACACTTGTCGTTAAATCAAAATCTGTACCACTTGTTCTGTTTGTTTTTGTTACAATTTTTTCATAATGTCGAATTGCACTATGGCCACCACCAGATACATATTTCCGATCAACATAATCTTCAAATTTATTACCACTTAGTGGCCAATCCCATTGCGGATCTAACATTTCATTACAATATAAGACCATCCAGTATCTGTAAATATCACCATAGTACTTATATGCAACAATTTCAGGTGTGTCATCATCTTGCACATCGTATGAATAAAAGGCCAATGCGTTGTTTAGAACACTAGGAATGACACTAACTCTAGCCAACAAATTGGTGTAAAGTGTTGAAACATTATTTTTATCTGTATAAATTATTTTTGGTAAACTTTTAAAATATTGCATTTTAATATCCGTTGTCAATGTCTGTTCTGTCAACAAGTGAAATTTCTTGTAACTGTAACGTTACAGTGCTTTGCACAGGTGCACCATCACCGTGAGCTGCCCATCCGTTTGGTGCATAGTTGACTTCAACCGATTCAATTACACAATCTTTTAATTTAGGTATGTTCAAATTTTGTGAACTATTAAATAAAAATTCAACTCCAAAAACTGCTGGTGGATTCCAGAACATACCGCCACCTGCGGCTGCTTTTTGTGGTGAAGACCATTTTCTAAAAAGTTTTATGATTTGTTTAACTTCTTGTGCTTCTTTGGCCGAATATGGTGTAAAGGTGAACGACATATTAAATTGTCTAAATTCAATACCTTGAAACAATAGCTGTTTTTGTGGATTAAATACATAACCCGCTTTATTTAAAGCAAGTCGTAGTGCATCGTTGCCGCCGTCACCAAGCTGGCCAGTCAATTTACTGACTACACCACCAATAACGGGTAATGCTCCGGCTGCTGAGGCCAAAGTTGTAGAATCATTATATTGGGATGAATTTGTGAAACTCATTGTTTCCGGCATATATAATGCAATATTTGCAATTGTTTCTGTTGTTTTTGATGAAACAAAATTTGAAACTTGTTCAAGAATCTTACCGCCAGAATCTATACCTGAAAATATGGCATTTGTTGTTTTTTCGATAACAGCATCACCACCACTGGTTACAAATTCTGTTGATTGAGAAAAAGTATCACTGACTTTTGATACTGCACCTTGCGCTGCATCAGCAACACCACCTAATCCAGAATCATATAAACTTTTTGCTGATCCATATAAACCTTTAGTGCCCGATATTACTGATGCTTTAACCTCATCTAGTGATGTTTCGTGTATTTTTTTAATTGTGAAAACTACTGCATGGCTTTTCGTTGAACTACCTAAATCTCTAGGATATTTGTAAAATTGTATTCCACCATTCTGGTATAAAGAAGCTAATGGGCCACTGCCGGTGCTCAATCCGAATCCGGGAATGTTTACACCACCTATAGATGTTGGTATTGTTATGAGTGCCATTGTTTTTTTTTAAAAGATTGATATATACTTATTTATGGCATATTCTGGAAGATTCCGACCTTCAAATCCTCAAAAATACGCAGGGGATTACAAAAATATCATTTATCGCTCATCATGGGAATGTCGAGTGATGAATTGGCTCGACAAAAATCCAAATATTGTGTCTTGGGCTTCAGAAGAAATCATAATTCCATACAAATCTCCCGTTGATAACCGAATGCATCGTTATTTTCCTGATTTTGTCGTTAAAGTTCGTGACAAAGATGGTAGATTTAAGACCATGATGTTGGAAGTCAAGCCCAAGAAACAAACCATGGAACCAGAAAAGAAAAAGCGTATCACGAAACAATATATTCAAGAAGTTGTGACGTGGAGTGTCAATCAGGCCAAATTCAAGGCGGCAACAGAATATTGTTTAGATCGTGGTTGGGAATTCAAACTTATAACGGAAGACCACCTCGGACTGTAACTAAATATCCGATGACAACAAAATCCATACTCACCACAATAACTGAAGAAAAACTTCAGGCTCAACATCCAACAATGAGCCAAGAGTCTCTAAAATGGTTGATGCAAAAAGTCGCCGGACTTAGAAATCCCGGTCGACTATCTATTCCAATAACAAAAGAAAAAGAACGTTGGACTAGACCTGCTGACAGACAAAAATTCTTAATGGGTGGGTTATATTATTTTGTTTATGATCCAAAAGGTAAAAATAGTTTACCATATTACGATAGGTTTCCACTTGTTTTGCCATTGAAACGACAATCTGATGGTTTTATTGGATTAAACATACATTATCTACCACTTAGATATAGAATCTTATTCATGCGGAAACTATTGAACTTTGCAATTTACAATGATGATGATGAAATTAAGCGTATCCGAATCACCTATCCAATGTTGGACGCATCATCTAAGTTAAAAGAGTTCAGGCCTTGTATCAAACATTATTTGTATAGCCACATAAAATCCAGGATCCTGGCAGTAGAACCTAATGAATGGGACGTTGCAATGTATTTACCAATACAACAATTCAAGAAGGCTCAACCAAAAGAGGTTTGGAAAGATTCTATCGAAGAAATAAGGAATTCATAAATGCCAAGAAGTATCAACGATTTCAAATCAAGTTTTACTGGTGATTTATCCAGACAAAATAGATTTGATGTAAACATTCCCGTACCATTAACTTTGCTTCCGTATGTCAAGGCTGCTAGAAATCTTACTTTTAGATGTGAGAATGCTCATCTTCCTAGCCGAACACTATCAACAACAGAACAAAAAACTTATGGTCCTGTTGAAAAACATCCATATTTGACAACATATAACGATATTGATTTAACATTTATATTAGATGATGATATGTCATCAAAATTACTTTTTGATGGTTGGTTAAATTACATCAATCCAACATACAATTACAATTTTAGATATAAAGAAAATTATGCAACGACAATCACTGTTAATCAATATGATGTTTCAAACCAATTATCTTATTCAGTAAATTTGTATGATGCATATCCCATTTCTATGAATCAATTGGACTTGGATTGGAGTGGCGATAGTTACCATAAACTAACAGTAACATTTGCATACACTTATTGGAAAAATAATTCTCTACAGTCCCTCGGCATGGAGTTGTTGGATGCTGGTATAGAAAATTTCGTAACTGTTGGACTTGGCGGACTAGGTGGTGGACCTGGCGGCGCTATTTCAACAGGAATAAATTCAATTTTGAATTCCGTAGAAACAGTTAGAACTGATACATAATTTAAGGAGTTATTATGGCTTTACCAAAACTTGAAGTGCCAACATATGAATTGGAATTACCACTGTCTAAAAAGAAAATTAAATTTAGACCATACTTAGTTAAAGAACAAAAGGCTTTGATGATGGCATTAGAATCCTCTGATGCCAAAACAATTCAACATAATGTCAGAGAAATTCTGACTGTGTGTACTTTATCAGGAGATGCCGACATTGATGAATTACCAATTGTAGATATTGAATATTATTTTTTACAGTTGAGAGCAAAATCAGTTGGTGAAATAGCCGAATCAAAATATCGTTGTAATAACGAAGTTGAGGACAAGCTTTGCGGCAACATTATGGAAGCTAAAATTGATTTAACTCAGATACAACCAGTTCAGTCAGAATATGTGAATCCAGAAATTCAATTGACTGACAAGATTGTTGTTAAAATGAAATATCCACCATTTAAGTTGATTAAAGATTCTATTGAAATGGACGACATTACAGAAGTTACTTTTAATATGTTGGCTCAGTCTATTGAGTATATCTATGATGGAGAACAATTTCACTATGCGAAAGAAGTCTCTGTAGAAGAAATGGTTGAGTTTATTGAACAACTGAACCAAGAACAGTTTGAAAAACTAGAAATGTTCTTTAATAGCATTCCCAAATTGTCTAAGAAAATTGATATGACATGTTCCAAATGTGGTTTCGAACACCACTTGGATGTGGAAGGGCTCGAAAGTTTTTTCGGCTAATACTTGGTTATGATGACTTAAAAAATTACTACAAGACTAACTTTTCATTGATGCAACACCATAAGTATAGTCTTACCGAACTTGAAAATATGATACCTTGGGAACGAGATATCTATGTCGCTATGTTGATTCAATATTTGGAAGAAGAAAACCAAAAACTAAAAGACCGACAAAGAAAATAAATGAATTTATTCGGAAAAAATAAAAAAGATGAAGGCGAAAACTCGTCTAGTCCTGTCGTGTCCGAAAAAACAAAAAGTTCTGCTAGTTTTTTAAAAAAGACTGTAAGTAAAATTGGTGGCCTTTTTCAATCTAAAAAAATTGGTGAAGATTTAACTGCTGAACCTATGTCTAACACCGAATATCTCGGTGAAATTTATAAATTAATGGTGCAAAACCATGATGATGTAAAATTAGAAAGACAACAAACAGATAATCGTAGAGAAGAAGAGGATTCTGAGGATCAAAAAAGACACTCAGAAATAATTAAAGCTTTAACTTTACGTAGAAGACCAAAGCCTAAAAGAGTTATACGCCGTGAAAGAAAGGCTGAAGAACAGGCAAAAGTACCACCTGCACCGAGTATGCCTGGTAAACCTGGTAAGCCAGGTAAACCATCTGCGCCATCTAAACCAGCTGAACCTAGTAAGCCACCATCTAAACCAGCTGAACCTAGTAAGCCACCATCTAAACCAGCTGAACCTAGTAAGCCACCATCTAAACCAGCTGAACCTAGTAAGCCACCATCTAAACCAGCTGAGACTAAACCGGCTCAACCTAGTAAGCCTGCTGAACCTACTAAACCAGCTCAAAAGCCGGCTGAACCTACTAAACCAGCTCAAAAGCCGGCGAAAACTAAGCCGGCTGAGCCAGCTAAGCCTAAAACCGCAGAACCAGTTAAGGAAGCACCAAAGCAACCGCCAGCAAAACCTGCGGAACCAGTTAAACCAGCAGAGGCACCAAAACCTCCTACACCAGCACCAAAGCCTGCGCCACCAAAACCATCAGCTATACCAATTGGTTCGAATGTAGGTAAAGTTGCTGTCATATCTGCATTGGTTGCTGCCGGTTATTCCAAAGCCGCTCAAGCAAATATATTAGCTAACGTAAAAGAAGAAAGTAATTTTGTTCCACAAACAGAAAATATTGGTAGATATACAGGAAAAAATTTAATGAGTATGTATGGTGGGCCTCAGGGGAAAAAGGAAGACGGAACACCTAAACAAACAAAAAACGGAACACCATTAAATCAAGCAGGTAATAAAATTAGATTCAATACTATTGAAGATGCTAATAATCTTGTCAAACAAGGACCTGATGCTGTGGCTGAAGTGATTTATGGTGGAAGAATGGGTAATGACAAACCTGGTGATGGTGCCAAATACGTTGGCCGAGGTTACATACAATTAACAGGAAAAGATGCATATAAAGCCATTTCTAAAATGATGTTTAATGATGATAGATTGGTTAAAAATCCTGAATTAGCAAATGATCCAAAGATTGCTGCTGATATGATTCCTGTTTTTATGAAATGGAAAAAATATAGTGCAACCGATTTAGAAAATGTTGATAAATCTATTCAAGCAATTGGTTCAGCAAATGAAAAATCCAGACAAGAAAGAAAAAAACTGGCTGCAGAATATAATACTAAAGGATTTGGTGATGATATAGATTCGGCATCCAAAAATAATAAAGATATGAAGTCACAAGAAAAATCATCTCCACCACCTATTCAACAAAACACAACTAACGTGAATAATACAACCGAATCACCAGCTGCACCAGCAGTTAATGATAGACCAAAACACGACAGAAAGTAAAAAATGGCAGATAATAAACTAAATTATCAACAAGCTAGACAGGTTAGAAAATCAAAGTTTTCTGATATGTTGCTTGACCAGCTTGCACAGAAAGACACGGGAGTACTCGGTGCTGTCGGTAAAACCATTTCTTTAAGAGGCCAAGCAAGAATAAAAGGCATCAAAGAGAAATTTGATCCTTTAAACATTATCAAGTTTATGACTATGGGTTCCAGATTTGGACCTGCGCTATTTGGTAAAATGACTGGTCGTAATCAAAAAGATATTGACTACTTCACAGGTCGTACCAAGAGCGTTGTGGGTAGTAGAAACACAGCAGATAAATTGAAGAAACCTGGTGGTTTTGGTGATTCTGAAGGCATTAATGAACAACTATCAAAGATATTTTCTTTTTTGAAAAGTAATCGTGAAGAAGATGTGAAACTAAGGCAATTATCTAAAAATTCTGAAGAAGAAATTGCCTACGAAAAAGGCAAACGCCATAAAGAAATGATTCAAACATTAGAAAAATTAATGAAACAAATCAATTCTGGAGGAACTGCTACGACTGTTAAAGAGTCTGGATCATCTTTTCTTGATGGTATATTATCTTCATTGCGTGATATGATGGATATGATTAGAGGGATTAAAGATGCTTTTGGTGGAATGGGATTGATTCGAGGTCTGGCCTCATGGGCTCCTAGATTGATATCATTTATAGCTTCACCAGCAGGATTAATTATAGGCCTAGTTTCAGCGGCTGGTTATATAACATATGAATCATTACAAAAACAACAAAAGAACTTAGATGATGCTGCAAAAACGGGTGATGTTGGTAAAACTCAAATTGAAGCTGCTAGAACAATAGATTTTATGAATCCTGAAGGTGCTTTATATAATCCAAATTTAGCTGAAGATACGATGGATTTGACCCAGCAATCCTTAAAAGACGCTGGAACACCAGAATCACTTAAAGCAGCCGCAGAACTAGAAGCAGCTAGAGAAATCGCCAAAAGAAAAGAAAAAGAAAAGAAAGCTTTCTTAGAAAAATTACCTCAATTTGGTGGTGAACAAGACTTGTATGCTCAACCTGAAGCATTAAACAATCAACAGATGCCAAATAGCGCTGCATCTGCCAGCAAAGCTAGAAGTGATTTTAGCAAAAGTGATCCTAGATTAATAAAAGTTGAACCTGATACAGCACCACCTGCAGCTACTCCTGTTTCACCAGCACCAGCTTCATCACCAGTGTCAAGCTTGACAAATACAAATGTGGATTTAAATTTAACAAGCACAAATTCCACTACTGCTAATAAAAATCCTATTGTGAGTAATACAACCAATGTATCAAACAATCAACAAAGAAGTGGATTGAGACCTAGTGAGATATCTGTTCGTAATGATGAACCAACATTCATGCGTTTGATTCAAGGTGCAACCCGACTAGTATAAACAAAAAACCCCGCACTAGGCGGGGTCTAAACAAAGTTCTGAGAAAGGAGCTTTTGTTTAATCTTCAGCCAACTTGGCAAAGTATTCCATATCGTCATCATCAGATGATGCAATATCAACTTCAACTGGCTTCTTAGGTGCAGCCTTTGCTTGTTCGACTGTAGTACGTGCTCTTGGAGCATCACCTTCATCGTTCAATCCAAGTACTTTATCCAAACGTGATTTCAAGGTATCGTAAGACTTGAATTCTTTGTCAGCTGTCAACTCACTCAATGAGAATTCAGACTTCCAAATTTTCTCCAACTTCTCATCGTCATCTAACAATGCAGATGGTGACATAAATTCAGACTTATCATAATTTTGATAACCTGCAACTTTAGTAATCTTCAACTTGAAGTTGGCACCTTTCCACAAATCAAACGGGTTGATTGGTGTTTCATCTTCAAACTGAGGATTCATTGCCTCTGTAACCTTCTCAAAAATCTTAGCACCGAACTTGAACAATTTAACTTGTCCTTCATTCTCTGGATGCTTAGGGTCAGAAACGATGTACACGTTTGCGATATAGGATAGTTTACGTTTTTGTTTGCGTACAATATCTTTGTTTGCTTCAATGCCTGAGTTCCACAATTTGTTGTTGTGTTCACATACAGGACATTGTTGGTTCTTGGTTGTCAAACATTTGTCGATTAACCAACCACCAGGACCTTGGAATCCATGTTCGAAAATCTTAGCCCAAGGAAGACCATCTTCACCATCAACTGCTGCTGCGGGTAGAAAACGAATTGTAGCCATGCCGTTACCAGCTTTGTCTACTTCTGGTCGCCAGAAATTTTCTTTGTCGGATTTACCTTCTGTGGAGGCGTTGAGCTCTGCCACTTTTGATTTCAATTTGTCCAGATTGCCTGAACTCTTTTTAAGATTTGAAAAATCTACCATGATTTACCTTTCTAGTATAAACGGAGTATAAACGGAATATTAACGGATTGTCCACATGATGCATTATATAATAATATTTAGGCCTCGTCAAGTATAAACTTCAACTGTACCAAGGTGTCCTGTACATTCTTGTGTAAGATTGCCACACCACCTGCAGCACGCCAATCATCAATAATACTTTCTGTATCGTCAATGATTAACGTATCTGTTCTTGCATATCTTTTCTTTAGTTCTTTACCTGGAACCAAGTTACGTTGGAAGTCAATACCTTGCGTTTCCAACCATTCAATCTTTTGTTTAGAGATTGCTTCGTGTCTCTTAGTACTGGCCGTGGAGGACAGAATCTGAGTAGGTGGCAATGCATTCCGCAAAGCCATCACCAACTGCATTGCATCTGGCATCAGATCAAGTGTAGCAAAGTTGTTACCTTCAATGAAACTGTCAAAGAAACCACCAAA